GAGGTATCTCTGGGTGTAACAAGAAGTACACAACTCTTGTTATGTTACAAGGCGGCGCTCAAACCCATCTAGGTTGTATGAAGTCTGTTACCAAAGAAGAGGCAATGAAGGAAGACTCTTGGTCTTATAGGCCAGACCACGACCAATACTTCATTGCAGTGCAAGGAACCAATGACCACTACCCGGACATTTTGTCTGGTATAGCTCCAGAGGAGACTGCTAAGTTTCATGGAGAACGCTGTCAGGCAAGGGCGCAGGCTAGAAGAACGAGAGTTCTTACACCGACAGAACAAGATATATTGTTTGATACGGGTTTATAGACATGGGTTCCCGACACAGGCAGCGTAAATATGATTAATTCTAGTAATAGGTTGCATGATGTTTAGAGAGCATCAGCCCAAAATAGGAAAGTTTGCTAGGACTTCTGCCGATAATATGGCGAGGGTGTATACCTTCGTCTTGATGACAATACAGCAGAGCCTATATACTGTGCCTGAAATGATGCAGGATATAGACGCCAGAGGCGAAGAGAGCAGGTTCCTGTGGGGATTTAAGATACCCGCCTATGATTGGCTACAGGAACACAAGGAGACGGTTTATGAGACAGCTATGACTATATCTCAAGGTTATGCTGACCCAAGCGTTAGAGCCAAGGAGTTACTCCGGTATTTCGCCACGCTCCCCGGATTAGGCGTGATTAAAGGCGGCTTTATGGCTCAGTTGTGCTTTGGAGTTAGTGGCTGCTTCGACACCCACAATCTCAGGTACTTCGATATTCCGGCATTAAAGTTCAAAGCCTCTCGCTTTAAGAACGCCTCTACACAACTAAAGGCTAAGATAATTCAAGACTATCAGGCCTTGGTTAAAGACAAGGGCGGCTGTGAAGCCTTGTGGGATCACTGGTGTAAACTAGTGGCACAAAAGCAGCCAATTCATTACAGCAGTGCTTACGACGTATCAGAAATGCACTGTAGAGCAATAGGAGTTGATATATGACCCATACATTAATGAAAGCGAATGAAGCCGTGAAGGACGAGAAATATCACCTTTACGATAAAAAAGGGCGGCTGATGAGCGTACATACGTATACATTTAACGGAGTGTGTTTTTGCTTAAGTGATCCGTATAGCAGAGGCTATGTCCCAGATACATATTTCATAGCGCCCGTACCAAGAAAGCCTAAACTCTTTTCTCCCTATGTAGATGAAGATAAATTTTTCGATGTTGACAACCTACCAGACTACATAGCTCCTGAACCCTTCATGCAACAGGGTGATAGCCTTATGGAGGATGAGGAAGCCCAAGACGCTGTACGCGGTTTAATCGCTTATTGTAAAAGCATAGCGGAGGCTTGGGGAGTATGACCGATACTTTTAAATATCATTATGAGACTGTTTTAAACACCCTACGCCGATATGGTAGAAGGGGAATCCCGCGCAACGGTATATCGAGGGATTTTGAATGTTGCGTGGAAAATGGTCAAATGACTGATAAAACCGTTCATGCGGTCATGCAAAAAGCCCTAAACGAACCTGAAAATTCAAATTTACGTGCTGGTATAGCTTTGTTTAATGGTGACGACATTAAAAGTGGTCGATGGTTTGAAACCTATCGAAAAATTGAAACGCTGCACCCATCAACGGAGACTGACTTATGACCGATACTAAAGCCCTTATAGGAGCGCTAGAGCAATAGGAGTTGAAGCATGATTATCATACCAGAAACACAAACCATTGTACTACAGCCTCCTCGTACAGGAACTACTAGTTTGCGAGACGCTTTACTGAAAGAGTATCCACAAGCGTTTCTTATTTATCGACACATGGAAGCAGATGGTATACCGTTTGGTTATAATCATTTCCGTAAAGTTTGTCAGGTACGTCATCCTTTTGAGCGCCTTAAGTCTATGTATTTCTACATGCGTAATCCAAACATAAAGCCGAGGACGTGTGCTAAGTGGGTAGCTAGAGTTAAAGCGGCGTCTAATAAGTCTTTTGAAGAGTGGTTACATGACCCAACGTGTTTTGTATCCTCCGGTATACCGGGATTAGATTTACGTCCTCGTGATTGTCAGAAATGGATCGGACCTTCTCAAAAGAAATCACAGATTTTATGGGCTAAGGGTGCAGATCAGTTGTTAAGGAATGAGCATCTGAACGAAGACGCATTTCTACTGTTAGGAGTAGATGTAGGACATGTAAACGCAGCTAAAGACAAGAAGGCTGTGGAATGTACTTCCCATGTTATGCGGTTCTTACATGAGTTTCATTCGTGGGACATGGAGATTTATAATGAGTAAATACAAACCAACACATATAGCGTGTTCGCCACCTTTCGTAGCTACACTTGTATGCTTTCTATCCGCTACTGTTGGGACAGTATGGTGGCAGGTGCTTATCTCGTTTATCCTCGGTGTTATATTCCTATTTGATACAGGAGCACGTTACCGCGAGTATATCATACTCGTTAACAAAGGTGCGCCGTGGTCAGGACGAGACATAAGATACTTCCGGTTGAGCTACTGCCGTAGATGGGCAGCACAAAAGGCCGGAATGAATAATGAAATTTTCTATCAACTCGGATACCGCTGGTGGCATATCTTGCCTGATGGTTTCCCGCAGTGTTTCTTTAAGCTGGGCTTCTGGAGAAATCTGCTCGGACTAAAGAAGCCTTTGGAGAAATGAAATGAAAGACTTACTATGTAGCGTTGCGGCGCTAATTCTAACTTCATGCACTGCACCTGCTGTAGCGAACGAAGTACGTTATGAGGCAGATAATCCACAAGCACTTGCTGAACTCGTCACCGATGCTATTAATAATCTAGATGACAATAAAGAATACGGAGCACTTCTATACTGTAACGAAGATATATGTTGGAGTAGTGACTTGATGTATGGAAACAGTAATTCTATTTCTGCGGCAGAAGGCTCTAGGGTATACGTGGAAGAGGACACAGATTACCTAGTCGGTAATATCCACTCCCATCCTAAATCAGATTACGATAGTCTTGTGGTAAACACTCTATTCGACACTCTAAATCACCGCCCTTCTGTCCAAGACTACCAATGGTCGCTTAGCCTAGCCACTGATGGTCTTGTATTCCAAGACTTCACTATCTACATTATTGGACCAGATAATATATTACGCGGGTACGACTTACCTAAACCTTAATTAATACCAGTGCGCCTCTGTGGTCGGTGGAAACGCTCTACCTTCATATAGACCTAATAGCTAAGTAACGGCAATCCACCGCCTTCACAGGCGCACTAACCAAGGAGAATACTATGTCAGCACAACGATCTGTTGTATGGACGAAACTACCTACTAGGCCTAATCCGTTTAGTACAGGCACACCGCCTAAGCTACGCTACCCACGAGTTGTCGTAGATTCTATGAACAAGTTCTCAGCGGGTCGCCGTGGGAGATTACTAAGGCACAATAAATGATTAGGTTAACAGAAGACAGAGGCAGTAATTTTGTTTACATACGGGCTTCTGAAATTCAGCGTATATCTGTAGCCTGTACAGGCGCTACTGTTATTGATATTAAAGGCCAATCGTACTCTTCTTGGGTTAAAGAAACTCCAGAAAAAGTATGGCGATTGGTCGAGGAGACGTAATGCTAACAATCAAGGCAACACAGCAGGATAGTCGTGCTGTGCTCTTCACAGGAGAGCTTACAGACGATCTACAGATGCTACTGGATAGTATGCATTTAACATTCGTTGATGACTTAGAAGGTACACCGGAAGCAGGAACACGATGCTTCATTGACGGAGATACGGAGGAAGAGACTGCCGCGATCTTCCCCGGATACTACTTTGTAGTACATGGTCCTTTTTGGGACGTAATGTCAGCGGAAGACTTTAGACTAGAATTTAAGGAGATATAATGTCTATTTCAATCAAAGCTCAAGCACAGCTTATCGTGCTATCTGCCCGTACAGCAGCTAACCGTACATCTAACTCTATCGTAGAAGGTCTACAGACATTCGTGGAGAACCGCGTTGTAGCAGGCCTCCAAGCACTTGACGCTAAGCAGGATGCGCGTTACGATGTATTCTTAGCGGAAGCTGCTCGCATCAACCAGTGTGCTGCAAAACAGAGTCTAAACTTAAAAAAGGCTCTGGAAGCTGTAGAGCCTAATCGCTTAGCAGATATTAAGGCCCTACGTAAAGCCGCTAAGGTATAATGTCTTGGCAGGAGATTGCAAAGTCCCTGCCTATTGGACAGAAACGTAAGATACCTTGTTGTGGTGCAGATGCTACTAGCTATGTATCACAGGATCACAAAGGTATTCGTATGGGGCCGTGCTTCCGATGTGGCGATAAGCGCTACGTCCCGCATGGCCCTAGGTCTGTTGCAGAGGTTATAGCGGCCCGTGCTGCTATTGAGGCTGTTGCTGAGCTACGAGAGATACCTAAGAGGTGTATTATGCTGTCAGACGCAAAAACGCCCTCAGAAGCTGTGCTTTGGGTTTTACAGGCAGGGCTTACACCCGAGATGGCAGAGACTACTTATGGTATGCGATACGATCCTATAACAAGGCGAGTGTGTATACCTATTGCAGATGGGTTCTTATCTCGCGCTGTATTCAATGAGCGTCCTAAGTACATAAAGGCGGGAGCTAATAAAACAGAAACATATACTCTACAAGGAAACGGCCCTGCTGTGCTTGTGGAAGATGTACTCTCGGCTATTGCAATTAACCGAGCAGGTTTTACATCTATTGCCGCCCTAGGGACAGCTATCACAGCTACCATCGCCGCAGACCTAGGTAAGTACCCTGTCCTTATTAGTTGGACAGATGCAGATAAAGCAGGCGATAGAGCATGGGTTAAGCTCAGGAAGCGTATGGGATTATATCCCACGGTATTGTACCGTATACGTACTGAGGAAGACCCTAAGAAAATTCATCGCGGTGAGATAGTCCGCTTAATAAAGGAGGCCGTAATTGAAACTCAGAATTAACGGATACGCCAGACACGGTAAAGATACGGTTGCAGACATTATTGCGAGAGAGTACGGCCTAGTTAAGCCAGACGCTTCCCGTATTATTGCTCGGTATCTAATAACTTCTCGCCTACCTAAGGATTGGTACGCTGGGCCATCAGGCGCAGCACTGTCGTTATCCGAACAGGTAGAAGCTGCGTATCAAGATCGTGTAAACCACCGCACAGGATGGTATAATTTTGTATCAGATATGGGCGCAGAGACATTGTGCTTAGAAGTCATGCGTGAAGGCGACATATACTGTGGTGAGAGACGCCGAGAGAGCTTTGAGCTAACCAAGTGTGTATTCGATGCCTCAATTTGGGTAGACGCCTCAGGGCGAGGCTTAGGGCCAGAGCCTACAGCCTCTTGTGATCTCACAGCAGAAGGACATGACTACATCATTTACAATGATGGTACAGAGGAAGAACTAGTTGACCGCGTACATGCTATGATGCATTGGGTCAAGAAACGAAAGGCAAGTAATGTCTAAAATTCGACTGTATGATGGGTCATTAATTGATCCATTTAACTTTAGCAAGGCTGATATTAAACCAGAGGTATTGATCCACCAACTATGTCTTATTAATCGCTTTCATGGTGCTACAAAGTATCCCTACAGTGTAGCTCAGCATAGCTTGAACTTGTATTACCTAGTGCCGTGTCATCTAAAGAAAGCAGCCCTTGTCCATGACTTACAGGAGGCTTTGTTCAACGACTTAGCAGCACCTGTTAAGTACGAGTGTCCTGCTTATGTTGTTGCAGAAGCAGAAGCTGGAAGACAGTTAGCTAAAATCTTTGAGATTTATGAGCCGACACTAGCAGAGCTTCGTCCGTATGATAAGAGCATCTACGTGAATGAGCGTGATGCCTTGTTCGATAACATTGACGAGACAGGGATGGGAGACGAGAGAGAACCTCTTTGGGTTCCTCCGGGACTTAATACACTGTTCCATGAGCGCTTGTGGCGATGCGTTAAGGAAGAGTTCTTAGAAGTATTCCGTGCGGAGTTTTACAATGGCTAAGGCAACTATACCTCTCGCTAAAGGCTATGACATAACTAAGATTACATGGCCTGCTTACTTGAGCACAAAGTATGACGGTGTTCCTGTTAAGATCGCAGTTACTAAACATGACGTGAAAGGCTCTCCTTGTTATGCAATTTCAGGAGAGAGTAGATCAGGAGAAAACCTCAAGTCTACATCAGATGATTTAGCAGACTTCTTACAGATGCTAATTGACCATGATTGTCTTACAGACGATAAGCATGTATTTGTCGCAGAGGTAACGCACCGTACTCTAAAGAACTTCAAAGACATTTCTGGAGTAGTGCGTAGACAAGAGCCACAGGAAGACCTTCTGTATAATTTCTTTGACTATCAAGTAGGCGACCTAGACGCAGGTTTCACAACACGTAATTGCGGACTAGAAGATATTATTGTATCTATTACAAACCGTTTCTCAGATGATAGGTTTAAGTATGTCAAACAGACGAAGTGCTATGACGTAGACGATTTCATTGAACAGCTAGTACATCTACAAGAGACGCAGCCAGACGCAGAAGGCCATATTGCGAGGAGCGGTGATGCGACTTTCAAACCAAATAGTCGGCATTGGGATTACCAGAAGATCGTTATTGATCCTACAGTAGACCTACGTATTATTGATGTACAAGAGGCAGTATCTAAGACCAAAGAGCCGTTAGGTATGGTCGGAAGACTTGTGGCAGAATACAAAGGAAAGCGTATTGGTATTGGGCCGGGAAAGTTATCCCATGTTGAGCGAAAACAGTTATGGATTAATTATCACGGTGCACGACCTACAAAAGAATTTCCTAATATGATTGCCACAATTAAATACAAACGTGATGACAGCTATGAAGCGCTCAGACAACCTACGTTCCAGCACTGGCGTCCAGAGAAGACAGAGGAGAGTTATGATTAAACAATGCGCTTTCTGCGAAGAGCATTATTGCTCAGATTGCACAGACCCTTTTGTACACTATGATGAAGAGTACTGCTGTAAAGATTGTGCAGAGGATGCATGTTTTCAAAGTGTAAATCCAGAACCTGTTAGAAACCTCCCATGATAGACTTAATAATGGCAGTATTTCCTGCTGCTAGTAGCCTTATGCTCATGCTGAATATCCATGCTGTATTTAAAGACAAGAAAGTTAACGGCGTGTCCTTGACAACGCTTTGTTTCTTTACCATTTACGCTGCATGGATGGTTTTCTACTTTCATCACAAGGACGCTGTATGGCCTATGTGGACAGCCTTAGCTAATTTCGGTGCTAATGCTTCATACCTAGGCGCGGCGTATTATTACAAGAGGAGTCAGAATGATAGACCTGTCCTTACTACGCATACTTAAACACAAAGGCGACTTCTATCGTATCCGAGGACGTATCCCTAAAGCGGCTATTGATCCTCAGACGACTATGCTGTTGAATGACTTCGACACATATTTTAAGAAGTTTCCAGAGCATACTAAGGTTGACATTCCTACGTTCCTTAGCGTGTTCCGTGCTCTGCATACTGCTATGTCAGACGAAGAGCGCAATGCCTATGAAGGCATAATCAAGAACGTATCTACTGATGTTGCAGAAGACACTAAAGCAGGGGTCATGGGACAGATGCTTGAGCTTCGTCTAGGTACAGACCTAGCAGGGCTTATTGCGCAGTGGGATGCAGGAGACTTACCTAATATCCATGCAGCGCTCAGAGAAGCTGCTGACGCCTACGAGAGAGATGCTGATATTAAATCCTTGGATTATATCCGACCAGACCTTGATGGGCTTCTGGAAGAGGCGCAGGAGACTAATGGCCTACAATGGCGCTTACAGTGCCTGAGGCAGTCTATGAGAGGCTTACGTGGCGGGGACTTCGGTATTATCGCTGGGCGACCTGATAAGGGTAAGACTACGTTTATTGCTTCTGAGATAACACATCTAGCAGGGCAACTCGATCCGGGACGTAATGCGGTGTGGCTTAACAACGAGGGTAAGGGAGAGCGTATTTACTTACGCCTTATCCAAGCTGCGTTAGGTATGACCCTAAGTGAGATACGTACCTTCCGAGAGAAGAACGACGTGATGGAAGCATATGCAGGTATTATCGGTGACAAACACCGTATACGTATTGTAGACATTCACGGCCAAGATACTTACGCCGTAGAGAACATTATTAGGGCCAATAACGCAGGGCTAGTAGTGTACGATATGATTGATAAGATCAAAGGCTTTGGTTCGGAGGCCCGGACGGATTTGCAGCTTGAAGAGATGTACTCTTGGGGGCGAGAGATTGCCGTTAAGTATGACCTAGTGGGCCTAGCCACATCTCAGATCAGTAATGAGGGTGACGGACTACAGTTCCCTACCCTTGGTATGCTCAAGGACAGTAAGACGGGTAAGCAAGGTGCATGTGACTTCCAGCTTATGATTGGTGCGTCTAATGACGTTAATCTAGCAGGATACAGATACATTGGACTGCCTAAGAATAAATTACGTCGAGAAGGCGAAGCTGGCGACCCTAGGGCCACAGTGAATTTCAAACCACAGATCGCTCGGTTCGATGATGTTCCGATTGATCCATCAACGGAGAAGTAAATGAATAATAAACCTGTAGAAGTGTTTAGAGGAATTGATTTGGTAATACCAGAAGATGAAATAGAAATTGTATATTTCCCTGTGTCTGAAAGAATTGGATTGCATATGATTCTTACTGATCCTTTCCAAGATGCCTTTATATTAGATAAAGAGGATGCTATACGTCTATATGAGAAATTAGGAGAATTATATGGGTAAACGAAATGAAGTCACGGATGATGAAATCCGGACTGCCATGCGAGAGAGTAATGGTAATTACACAGAAGCTGCTAGGTTTATTAACAAGAATTATAGTCCTGCTTCCCGCGTAACTCGCCAGAACCTACAGACATGGGTAGACGATTTAGGTGATCCGGATACTCTAATATCCGCAGATACTGCGCTGCTTAGGCAGACTAATCGCCGCCTGACTATCACAAACAACCGTCTACGCCGTGAAGCGCGTCGTACAGAAGACGGTATTAACGGACGGGATGATTTCCTAGTGGCTCTTAAGAAGGCTGTCGGAAGCATACCTGCTGTTAATCCTCCCGTAGTTCGTGAGCAGACAGGAGAAGGTAAAAATCTAACCATTGAGTTGCTGTTCTCTGACTTACAAATAGGTAAGCTCATGAACGACTATGACAGCAAGGTAGCGCGTCTTCGTGTACAAGAGTATATAGAAGTAGCTATGAATAATATCTATCGCTACCAACGCGACGGATTTATTATTGACAAGATTGTATTCGCATTACTCGGAGATATTATCGAGAGTGACAAGAAGCATGGACTACAATCAGCGAGAGCATGTGACATTGGTACAGCAGATCAGATTAAGCTGGCACAAGAGATAATCTTCCATGACGTTATACGCCGACTCGCTACGATTGCCCCTCTTGAGTGTGTTATGATTACAGGCAACCACGATTGGGATGGGCATGGATTGTTTATGTTCCAGCCGGGACAGGAGCAACTTAGTTGGCCTCTTTATCACGCGATTAAGGAGATGAGTACCTTAGCTGGGATTAATGCTACTTACTATATTCCTAAAGGTGCTTTCCATGTTCACCAGATTTACGGTAACAAGGTTCTATATGAGCACGGCGTAGGTGTAGCAGCTTCTTACAAGTCTATGAAAGACCATGTAGCTAAGCGTACAGACCAACTAAAGGAGTATATCACGCTATTCCGTATGGGAGATAAGCACAATATCTGCCGCTTCAACAATGACCGTTACGTAGTGAATGGCGCGTTCTTCGGTGATAGTAGGGGAGGAGAAGAGTATTCCGGTATCGCAGGATACGATGGGGAGCCCGCGCAGCTTATGTTTGCCCATGTTAAACGCAAAGATAATTTCCGCACCTCCATCTTCGATAGCATGGCTATACAACTAGGACACATTAAAGGAGAGTTTAATGAGTAAAGTTTCCGTATTAAGTGTAGTGTTTGGAACTTGTGCCGGGCATCCTACAGAGTGTAGGGTAGTCATTAGAGAGGATGACGATCCGGATTTATATGATAACAGTATTGAACTCGTAAGAGCAGTGCTAGAGCATAACTATCCAGACTGTTTTGTAAATGTAAGGGAGTACGAAGATGGTGTATATGATATTCGACAGCGAGACACAGATACACAAGTCCCACAAGAGGAAAGCTAATCCGTTTCACCCTGAGAACTACGTTGTTGCGCGGGGATGGAAGAAAGAGGGCCATGTCGCTTGCTCACATGAGTTCTACCCCGGCAAGACAGGTGACAACTACCTAAAGATTGACGATGACGTTAGCGTCCTTGTCGGCCATAACATTAAGTTCGATTTACTCTATGAGATGGCAAACAATAGTCCTGACCTAAAGGCGTTCTACAAGCGCGGTGGGAGAGTATGGTGTACGCAGTATGCGGAATATCTACTACGACACATGCAGAGTAAATTCCATATGAACTCGATGGATCAAATCATTGAGAGCTATGGCGGACGTAAGAAGGTTGATGGTATGAAAGAGCTTTGGAACGCAGGCGTCCAGACCTCTGACATTGATCCAGAGCTTATTAAAGATTACTTAGTAGGTACGGAGAGTGAACATCGTAACAGCGGCGACATTGGTAATACGGAGCTTATTTACCTAGGACAGCTAGAGCTTGCTAAATCTCAAGGTATGTTGAAGATGATAGAAGTCCGTATGGACGGGTTATGTGCAACTACTGAGATGGAGTTCAATGGAATTAAGGTATGCGTACAGACAGCTAATACTGATTTGAAGCGGCTTAACGAAGAGTTATCCAAAGCCACTAAAGAACTAGAAGAGTACCTTAAAGACATTCCTGAGGAAGTAGGCTTCTCTTGGGGATCAGGTACGCATAAGTCTGCTATTATCTATGGCGGTACTATACGCTACAAGAAACGTACTACTTACCTTGATGAAGCTACAGGGCAACTTGCCCGTAAGAAGGCTAAGGCTAAGTGGCCCTTGTTTGGAAACGAGGCCTGTGATCCGGATACCCTTGATGACGGTGATAAAGACGAGTACGGTGTTTATGCAGGACAGGACACGTACAAATCAGGAAAGAAAGTTGGACAGGGTAAATTCAAGAACGTAGATGTACCGGGAGAGCTTAAGGTTAAATACCAAGACTTCTTTTGGGAGCTTCCCGGATATGTCGATCCTGTCGAGCTAGATATTAAGAAGCTTGCTACCACAGACGGTGCAGGAAATCCTTTGTACTCTACAGACAGCGATACGGTTATCCTACTTGGCGGCACAGGAGTACCCTTCTTGAAAGCTATGTCATTGAAGACGAAGCTAGATAAGGAGATAGGTACATACTACGCTGTTAAGGATAAGAATGGAGAGTACAAAGGTATGCTTACCTGCGTTGATCCTGTTACTCACATTATCCATCATATGCTTAACCACAGTAGTACAGTAACGGGCCGCCTATCTAGCTCTAATCCTAACTGCCAAAACATTCCTCGTGCTCCTAGTAGGGTTAAGGCTATGTTTATAAGCAGGTTTGCTGATGGGGTCGTAGGAGAGATTGACTACTCTCAGCTAGAAGTAGTTGTACAGGGTATGTTGACAGGAGACACTAACCTTGTAAACGACTTGAGAGCACGGGTAGACTTTCACTGTAAGCGCGTATCAAATAAGTTTGGTATATCCTATGAGGATGCGCTTCTATGGTGTAAGGATGAGAACCATCCAGACCACGGTACATGGAAGCCAAGACGTACAGGAGTTAAGGAGTTCTCGTTCCAGAGAGCTTACGGAGCAGGTGCGTCCGCAATCGCTCTAGCGACGGGTATACCTAAGGAAGACGTAGAAGCACTAATTATAGCAGAGGAGCTATTATATCCCGATGTCGTTAAATTTAATCAAGAGGTGGAGAAAGAAGTTAACCATATGGCTGTTGCTTTCCGAGACGGAGAAAGAGGCTATAGAACTTTTAGAAGAGGTTCTTGGCAGGCCCCTACAGGAACAACTTATAGTTTCCGCTCCTATGATGCACCTAAGTGGCTTAGAGACCGCGATGGTATTATGGACACGTTCGCACCACCCGAACTTAAAAACTATCCAATTCAAGGTACAGGCGGAGAAATCGTCCAAATGGCTTTGGGTGTCCTTTGGAGATGGTTTGTATCTACCGATAACTTCGGAGGACGTGCTCTGCTTGTCAACACGGTTCATGACTGCGTCTGGTTTGATATGCAGCCCGAGGTGGTAGATGAGGTCATGAGAGGGGCCAAAAGGATTATGGAGGCTGTACCGCAGATGTTGAAAAAGTACTTCGATTATGATTGTGCTGTACCGTTCCCGGTTGATGCAGAAGTCGGTCCAAACATGTTAGACCTGCATCACTGGAAACCGTCTTAATCCCTCCTTATTAGATAAGGGAGAAATATGATTAGGATTATAAAACATACTATTATACCTATTTATTATACTATAGTAGTATACACTAAAGATATAATTAATACTCATAACACAGGAGATAAATATGAGTACACTACTAGACCAAGCTAAATCAGCTAAGGACGTTACAGATCAGACCGAGGCCATTAAAGGCTTTGAACGCACTGTAGCACCCGAGGGATGGACTACTGCGCGTTTTGTTGGCTATGTTGAATTAGGGAAACAGCCACAGCGTCCCTACAAAGGCAAAGATAAACCACCAGCACTTGAAGCTCGGCTTACCTTTGAGTTGAATGGTAAAAAACATATCGCAGAGTATGAGAAAGATGGTGAGTTAAAACGCCGTACAAATACTGTAGATATTAAGATCAAAGTATCATCTAATGAGAAAGCTAAATTTTATAAACTACTTACTAAGATGATTGCAGGTCGCCAAGATATTAAGCACATGGCTGAAATGTTAGGCGAAGGTTTCCTTGTTAAAGTCACACATAACGTGACTGAGAAAGATGGTAAGAAAACCACATGGGTTAACCTCGACGACGAGAACGGATGGAACATCGGTGCGCCAGAGACATTTGATCCAGTATCAGAAACCTCTACGCCGATTGAGGTTCCTGCGGCTACCGTTGCACCTCGCCTGCTCTTGTGGGAAAGTCCTAGTATAGAGCAATGGGAGAGCATCTTTATTGACGGGACGTACACTCGTAAAGTAGATGGTGTTGATACAGAAGTAAGTAAGAACTTCATTCAACAGACTTGCCTTGCCGCCGTAGACTTCGTAGGATCGCCTCTCGAAGCTTTCTTAGCAGGCGGAGACGATATTACCAAAGAACTGTCTGAGGGGCCTAAAGAGGAACCTAAGGAAGAGACAAAGCTTCCCGAGACTATTGAAGATAGCTCTCCAGAAGTAGAAGAGAAACCCGCGCAAGACGATGTTCTTGCTGACTTAGGGCTATAGTATAAGCGTCCTAGAGGCCTTTGGAGTGACCGGGGATAATCTTCCCGGTCAAAATCCTGAATACAATTACTTAGCTCCCGTAGAAGGCAGGGTAGCACACATTGATGCAGATTTCATGGCGTATATCGCCGCCGCTAATCGCAAGGATGAGTTGGATGGTATTGCCCCTATGCGTAGCCTTGCGCAGAAGAAGGAGCAAGTAATTTCCCTTCTAAAGATGCATATGAAGCAAGTAGGGGCTACAGATTACGTAGCACATATTACACCTCCCGGATCAGACAAAGGTGGGCGCGAGGCTTTGGCAGTAACTAAACCGTATCAAGCTAACCGCAAGGATAAAGCTAAACCTGCTGATTTAGATGCAATTAGGCATTTCATTGGTGAAAAATTGAATAGTATTGTTCATCTTGACCAAGAAGCAGATGACGGTATGACACAGGCTAATTATGCCGCTTGTAGAGCGGGTACACCGGAGTTGTCCGTCATTGTATCTAAAGACAAAGACCTACGTATGGCCCCCGGACTATTATGGGACTTCGATACAGAGACGATTGTAGACAACTCAGAGGATACATTTGGACATATCTGGATTGATCGTAGTGCGTCTGCGGCAAAGTTACTAGGATGGGGAACCAAGTTCTTTTGGGCGCAATGTCTAATGGGAGATGCGGCAGATAACATCGCAGGGCTTCCTAAGTACACTCGTGAAAAAGACGGAAAGTCTATGAACTGTGGTGCAGTAACTACTGAAAAGCTTCTTGCAGACTGTAAGACAGATATAGATTGCTTTAATCTTATCAAGAAACTGTGGTCAGAGAGCCAACATGAATGGATTGACTATAGAACACAGGAACCTACAACATGGAATAAAGCCTTAGTAGGAGATATGGAGCTTCTGTGGATGCGCCGTGTTAAAGGCGAGAGTGTGTTAGATTGGTTAGGAGAGGTGAATGAAAAGGCTAAAGAGCAGTCAACTACCAGCAGTACGTAACCATCTCTTAGTAAAGCAAGAACACTTATGTCCTCTTTGTTTGAAGTCTATGAAAGGAACTAAAGGAAAGAAGCCTGCATTAGATCACGATCATAGGACAGGCTACATACGCGACGTGCTGTGTCTTAATTGTAACGGTATGGAAGGTAAGATATTTAATCTTGCTACGAGATGCGTAGGAAAAGATAACGTACTTTCTTTTCTTAGGCGTCTTGTAGAGTACTTAGAAAGACACGTAGAACCTAAGCACGGTAGATACCTCCACCCTACTCACAAGACAGAACAAGAGAAGCGCCTAGCACGTAACGCAAAGGCACGGAAGAAACGAGCACAGCTTAAAGGAAAGTAATGTCAACTATTGCAGAACAGCTTAGATGGGAAGATGAGATGATGAACCGGGGAATTAACCGTTTTCGTAATCAGCAGCAGAAAGCTGTGCAAGATCGTCCCCAAGATACGTCAGCAGGTAGCCGTATGCTACATGGATACGTATTGACTATATCAGAGCACTTGTCTGCATACCTCGCTGGAAAGCATCCAGAGGGACGCAGACGTAATAAATACGCTAAACTCCTAGACACCGTTGAGACGGACAAGGTAGCCTTGTTCGCTCTTCGGTCTGTTATCGGCGCAGTGTTTAATGACGGAGCTAGCCTAGCAACAGTATGTAAAAAAATTGGCCGTAGTTGCGAAGATGAGTTACGGTTTATGAAATTCCAAGAGGAATACAAAGAGTATTATGACACCCTCATAAGAGACTTTGAAAGAAGAGGCACAACGTCTTATAAACACAAGAGGCGGGTACTCGCGGCTAAGTCCACCGACAAAGGCATGTTATGGAATAGCTGGTCTGATATTGACACCTTCGGGGTAGGTGCTTTGGTTATATCTCTTCTTATGGAAGTATGCGACCTTGTTGAACAATCACAAGAAAGAGGAAAAGGCGGAAAGTCTGGGACTGCGAGAGTTGTCCCAACAGCGCAGTGCCTTGATTGGATCACTAAACATAACGATGTAGTAGAGCTTACTAGCCCTGACCGTATGCCTTGTATAGTAGAACCTGATCCGTGGACAAGTGTATCAGACGGTGGCTATTACAGTCCGGGTATGCGTCGTATAACGCCTCTAATTAAGGTACGGGGCTCTTCTAGTTTACGAACAGATTTGTACAATAATGCAGAGATGCCAGAAGTATTATCTGCTATTAACGCTATGCAAAGTACAGCATGGACAGTAAACACAAAAGTCCTAGAGGTGATGCAAGAGGTATGGAATAAGAACCTAGGATGTGGTATGCCTAGATCAGAACCCTATGTATTCCCTGCCTGTCCGTTAGCAGACGAAGATAAAGTGGATGCTATACCAGAAGGTGATCCTAGACTAGAGCTATTCAATAACTGGAAAGCAGAGACACGAGAATTACATACCCTTGAGAAAGAACGTGTAGCTAAGAACCTATCTCTTGTCCGCACTATACGTATAGCAAATGAGATGAAGGCTGTGGACGAGTTCTGGTACGTATATCAATGTGACTTCCGAGGACGGGTATACTGTACATCTAGTGGCCTTAATCCACAGGGTACAGATCAGTCCAAGGGCCTCATCCAGTTCAGTAAAGGAAAGAAGATAGGTAAGCGGGGAATGTATTGGCTTAAGGTACATGGCGCTAACAAATACGGAAATGACAAAGGAAGCTACGATGACAGAGTTAGATTTATTGATGAAAATGCAGATAAGTGGCAGGCAGTGGGGGAAGACCCGATTACACACCGTAGCGTGTGGGCCGAGGCAGATAAGCCGTATCAGTTCCTTGCGTGGTGTTTCGAGTATAGGGCCATGTCCAGACAACCGTATCCGGAGACATTCGTGTCTCACTTGCCCATTGGGCTTGACGGTTCATGTAACGGCCTACAACACTTCTCTGCGATGCTCCTTGATGCAGTCGGAGGAAAAGCGGTCAACCTTATTCCTTCGGAAACTCCAGAGGACATTTACCAAGATGTTGCAGATACCTGTCTTGAGAAGGTTAAAGAACTAGCCTCATTCAGAGAAGGTGGTGCAGTCAACTGGTATACTAGCCTACCAGATAATGTAATTCCTAGGGGTCTACCTAAGAAGCCAGTGATGACGTTACCATATGGCTCTACGCAACAGTCTTGTACAGCCAGCATTTATAGCTGGCAACATGAGAACCTTCCTCACGCCTTTCCAAATAATACACAATTCAAACACGCCTTGTACTTAAGCCCTATTCTATGGGAAAGTATAAGCGAGGTAGTTATTGCGGCCAGAGCAGCTATGGATTGGATACAGGAGTGTTCATCTGTGTTGTCTAAAGCAGGTCATCCCATGCAGTACAATAGTCCGCTAGGGTTCCCTGTACTACAGTCTTCTATGAAGTATATATCTAAGCAAATAGAGACACAGATAGGCGGCAGGCTTCGGGTACGCATAGCAACCTATACAGATAAGCTAAACGGACGTAAACAGAGACAAGGCTCTAGCCCTAATCTAGTGCATCATGTCGATGCATGTCACATGATGATGACGATTAATGCGATGACACAGTGCGAGGACGATATAAGCTTTGCCATGATACACGATGATTTCGGCACACACGCTGCTGATACAGATGCTTTGCACTTAGCTATACGTAACCAATTCTTTAGGTTACATAACGAGTATGATATTTTAGCAGACTTTAAGAGAGTTCACGAGGAGAGGCATGACATTGAGCTTCCTGATCTACCTCCTAAAGGAAACCTAGATTTATCCGGGGTTTTAAGATCAAATTACTTTTTTGGGTAGCTTAATCCCTCCTTATTAGAGAATACGCCTGCTCCTTTGGAGTTGACGGTTCTGTAGTAGGAGAGACTATGTACGAAGAATTAAGTCCTGCTGAACGTATATTACTTGCGATAGATTTTGTATCCCGTGAGGTTAGTATACCTACGGCGCTTGCAGACCTAATTGATATGCAAGATTTACAAGACATTAAGAACCCGGTGACAGTATGTCCCGGATAGAGCAGCGCTTCCTTCCGACCAACCATATATCGGAAAGCGTATTGAATAAATTGAAAATTGCCTTAGCACCCGAGGTGCTTGGAAAAGACAGTGACCGCTTTGATGTGGGAGTTGAGTTCCAAAAGGCACAGATACGCCAACAACTAAACACTATGCTCTCACGAGAGTTGTTTTGAGTGGTGTAAGGGCAGCTACGATCACTGACCTAGATCATATAATTAATCTAGTGAACGAGTTCAATAGCGCCCACTTTGATATTGAGTTAGACCAAGATAAGACAGAGGTTATGGTAGCCGAACTTATCCTAAACGGTGTAGTCTTTGTTTCCCCTAAGGGGTTCATAGGCGGTATGATCGTTCCAGATATGTTCCGTAATTGGGTATATCTACAAGAACTCGGATGGTACTCTACAGATAGCTCTGGATATTCCCTGTTACTTCGCTTCATTAAAGAGGCTAAGGAATACGGAGTAGACGAGATACGTATGTGTACCCTAGAAGACAGCGATCCCGTAGCGGAGAAGGTACTCCGTAGAGTTGGATTTTCTCCTGTTGAACATAGCCATAGGCTTATACTAAAGGAGACTTAACATGGCAGCAGTGAGTACAATCATTGCAGGAGCCGCCCTAGGATTAGGTGCAGCAAATACCGCAATTTCTATTAGCCAAGCTAAGAAACAAAGAAAACAGACAGCAGCAGCCAATCAGCGACAAGAGATACAAGCTAAAGAGGCAGCAGCTAAAGACCGAACACGTAATAAAGTAGGCGCAGACTTGATATTCGGAACAAGTAAAGCCTCAGACGCCCTTCTAAAGCGGGGACAGAGACGAGCCACTAAGTCCGGCACTAAAATATCAAGTCCTATCGGAGGGCTATAATGCAAACTAGAAAAATGCACGTCATCTCTGACATATGGGAAGAAATGCAGACAGAGAAGGGCGACCTTATTGAGCGCTCTGAGGCATATGCTAGATGGACTATTCCATCAATAATGCCTGTGTCTAGTTCTTCTAATCAAGAGCAGGATAAAGGAAGCGTGATGATCGGAGCTAGGCTAGTTAATCACTTAGCTAACCGTCTTATTGACGTATTGTTTCCTGTATCTCGGCCCTTCTTTACAGTAGCATTAACGCCCGAGGCCTTGCTAGACTTGAAGAAAGAGCACGGGGAAGAAAACGTATCTGTTATACAAGAGCATGTTAGGTCAAGTACCTCTAACCTAGAGAAAGTTGCCCTAAGGAAGCTGAACCTCACAGAGTACCGTCCCGTAGCTATTCAAGCAGCAAAGCACTTAGTCATTACAGGCAACGCGCTAATTAGACGTATGCCTTCGGGTAAGAGAATTATGTATGGGGTTAATCGTTTTGGTATTCGTAGAGACATTGAAGGCAATGACCTTGAAATAGTACTCTATGATAAGAAAACATTTGCAACATTTACACCCGAACTTCAAGAACTAATACGGACAAATCAGACTAAATCCTTTCAAGGACAGTCAGGTGCTAAAGACGAAGTAGTTCTACTTACACACTATACCAAGCTTCCTGACGGAAGATGGAAAGTATGTCAAGAAGCTGATGGTGTTAATCTGAACAACGATCAAACCCTTTCAGAGAAAGATTATGATCTACTACCTCTTACGTGGAACCTCGCTAGTGGCGACTATTACGGAAGAGGTCTAGTAGAAGATCACGCAGCAACATTCCACCAACTAGACGTAACAACGGATGCAACTACTGACCTTATGGCAGTAATATGCGATGTTAAGTTTTTAGTTAAAACTGGATCACCGCTTGCTATGCAAATACCGGAGCTTAATGCAGCACCGAGAGGCGCATACTTCCCCGGAAACGAGGGCGATATTACTATACCAGAGCTAGGGAAGCGCGGCGACTTAAGTGTAATGATGGGAGCTATTCAGAAATGGGAACAAGACCTATCACAAGCATTCTTGTTATCCAGCGTCCGAGATGCTGAGCGTGTTACAGCAGAAGAGATTAGACTTATTGCTAGTGAACTTGAGAGTTCATATGGCGGCTTATATTCTCAGCTTGCTTTATCATGGCAGCAAAAGGAAGCAGACTATGCTATAGAGCAGATCGACTTTAACAAGGAAGTTGATGGATCATTAGACTTATTTGAAGTGCTTGTTACTACAGGCCTTGAAAGCTTATCTCGTGAGGGTCAAGTAGATAATCTTCGATTAGCTATAAGCGATTTACAAATGATGCAATCTGTTCCTGATGATATTAGGGCAGCTATTAATCCATTGAGATTTGCAAGCTTTATATTTACTAATCGTTCCGTTGATCTAAAAGAGTTCTTAAATACTCCCGCTGAAATGGAAGAGGCTAGAGAACATGCCCTTGAAGAAGCTGGACGCCTTAATGAACAACAAGCTCAGAGTAATGTAGCAGAACATGCTGGTAAAGCAGCAGTAGATAACCAACAGACATAGGAGAGATACATGTCAGACGAACCTACAGAAGTAATCCCCGGATCAGTCGCAGAAGGCGATGCTCCATCTCCCATCCCTAGTGAGTCCGACGTTCCGGCGGAGCCTAAGGACGAGGTAATTGAGCCTACTAACGAGGAACCTAAGGAGGGCGAGGAGCCTACAGAGGAGCCGACAGAGAGCGGCGGTGAAGAGCCTACAGACGAACCTACAGACGAGCCTGAGCTTGATACAAGCGTATGGGGCGATACAGGCTCAGAAATAGGTAACAATACCCTTACCCTTCTACAGAACGCAGAGATTAGTACAGAAGACGCAAAAGCTCTATTGTATGACGCGGTAGTTGCAGGAGATGCAACAAAGATTGACCAAGTAGCATTAGAAGCTAAAGTTGGTAAAGCTAAGGCCTCTCTTATCTTAGTAGGTATCAAAGGATTTATCCAAGAGACTGCCGAGAAAAACAGTGCTATTAAGCAAGTAGTATATGAAGCCGCTGGTGGAGAAGAAGCTTGGAACAAGTTGACAACGTGGGCAGAAACATCCGGTACGGATATTTCCGAGTACGCGGGGTTGATTGACGCAGGTGGTGCAGCAGCACGATTTGCTGTTCAAGAGATTACGGAACTGTTTAACGCAGACCCTAAAAACACTGCTATCACAGCAGGAACCAAACGTGTTGAGCCTTCTAAAGGCGGCGCGGCCCCGGCTATACAGCCTATTACACGAGCAGAGTTTGTTGAGCAACTTGATGCAGCACATGCAGCAGGCGATCAGAAAGCTGTTGACCGTATTAAAGCAGCCCGTGCAGCGGGTCGTAAACAAGGCATTTAAGCCTATAACTGGCTAATGCCAAAAACACAGAAAGATATAATATGTCTGGAATTAATATCCCATCAGACAGCACACACCTATCCGATCAGGACCGTGCTGACCTTATTGACCACTTCGGCGGCGTCGTTGACAGTCAATTCGTAAAACGCTCTATGATGCGTAAATTCGTAAACGTGCGTCCTGTACGTGGTACGGATACATTGGTTGATCGTCGTATCGGTAAGACTTCTATTGTTGGTCTAACACCGGGCGTCCGTCCACCTGCGACACCTACCCCTCAGGGCAAAGTGTCTGTCACAGTTGATACCGTTGTATTGGCCCGTGATAATCAATCACTCCTTAACACTTTCCAAAGTGACTTTAATGTTCGTAAAGAGCTTGGTGAAGATCACGGTAAGAACCTAGGTAAATACTTCGACGAGAGCTTGCTTATTGCAGCAGTGAAATCATCTGCTACAACTAACCAAGATACGCTTAACGGCGCGTTTGGCCCCGGTACAACTACTACATTAGCAGCCGCTGGCGATGAGCTTGATCCGGATGCTTTGTATGAGGCTATTGCTGCTGGCATCGTCCAGTACGAGCTTCAAGACATTGACACAGACGAGTGCGCAATCTTCGTTAATCCTACACAGTACGATGTTCTTATGAACAACGATAAGCTATTGTCTCGTGATTTCTCATCTTCTAATGGTGACTTTGCAGACGGTAAGGTTATGACACTCAAAGGTGTTCCGATTGTTATGACTAATCGTCTTCCTCAGGAGGCTATTACAGGCCACATTCTGTCTAACGCTACTAACAGTAACTTCTATGACGTTTCTGCGGCAGAGGCAAATGTTACAGCCCTTATTATGCATCCTAAGTCCATCCTAGTTGGTGAGACTATTCCACTTACGTCAGATGTTTACTTTGACAAAGTTGAGAAGCAATGGTTCATTGATAGCTGGCTATCATATGGTGCGGGTGTTAACCGCTCCGACACGTCTTACGCAATCCGTAAGGCCTAATGTTATTGGCTCTGCTCTTTCGGGAGCAGGGCCTTTCTTGTTTGTAGTGTGGTTCTGTAAATCGTACTCTCCACGTAGGAACTACACCACTAACAAAGAAAGGCACTAACATGACGACACGTATTCGTTTAATTAACGCTATGCTTGCTACGACAGGTACGGCAGCACTGTCGGCATCAGACAGCCGCCACCCCAGCTACATAAAAGCAAATAATATACTTGAAGATGTTTTAGAAGAGTTTTCTACAATGTCTCTATGGTTTAATACAAGTATTACTACATTACTCCCTAATACAGATGGCCGAGTACTTGTGCCTGCAAATACCCTTACATGTGATCCCGTAGATGGACAAAATAATTATGCCATTCGTGGACAATATCTGTTCGATACGGATAATAACACATCTATTATTAATAAAGAGGTACAGTGTATTCTTGTAACTCAACTAGACTTATCTGATCTTCCTCCTACCGCATATCAATTCATTCGTGCTAAAGCAAGATATGAATACTTTTTAGATGCAGACGGAGGACAACGTAAGCTAGATAATTATCGCGCCTTAGCAGAAGCTAAAGAATACGCGCTAATCAACATGAATATAAAAATGCAGGATACTAATTGGTTTAGTAGTCCAGCATATACTGCATTTATAAACCGTAGGACGGGAAAGGGAGGAAGAGGTTATTACTCCTCTACTACAGATACTCGTGCTCAGTTAGGACATGGGAGTTATTAATGGCGGACCACGGTAGTTTAGGCTCTCTTCTTCAAGGAGTAAGTCAACAGCCTGCACATATACGGAATGACGGTCAACTTACAGAACAGATAAATATGCTTTCTGATGTTGTTCTAGGTCTATCAACCAGACCCGGAAGTAAGTACGTGAGCACACTGGACATAGATACAGACTTCAAATTTATGAATTTATCTGTGGAAGACAACGATTACCAGATCGGCTATAAAGCAGGACAGCTTATTATTATTGACGAAGATGGTAATTTATCTAACCTAGTTGTAGAAGACGATGCATTGACTTATATAGGCGATGATATGTCTGCCTACACTTACGACAATGTAGTTTATATTGTTAATAGGGACAAAGTAGTTTTACAAGACCCTACTAACACAACTGCCCAAGACGAGGTGATTACAGATATAGGCTTAGTAACTTGTCTAGGCGGTTTATTTAGCCACACTTACTCTGTAACCGTAGAGTACGCTAATGGTACAAAGTTAACCGCGTCTTACACATGTCCAGATGGCACAGAAGACGGAGATGCAGCAAAGACTACATCAGATTTCATTATTGCCCGTCTAGCAGCAGGCTTACGTGGACAAGGCAGTTTAACCGATGATTACGATTTTCGTGCTGATCGGTCGCAGATTGATGTATTCGGCACAGCCTTTGATTTCACTGCCCTTCCTGACGATATCGTACAGACAGGTACACCTGTAGCAGGTACGGTTATACAGACTGCGGGTGACACTTTAATGATTAAGGGTGTACCGGGAATTAAACTCTCTGTTGAGGATGGCTCCGGTGGCGATATATTGCGTAAGCAGACTTCTATATCTAAGTCTACAGAAGACCTAGCAGAATTTGCACCTCATGGTACGTTGGTTAAAGTTATTGGCCTTGACGACACAGAGGATGATTTCTGGATGCGTTACGAAGTAGACGGTGATCCTGCCGTAGGTAGTTCTTTTGGTTCAGACGGTGTATGGAGAGAGTGGGTAAATGCATTTGAAACAGTCGCCTTTGATCTTAACACTATGCCGTATACATTGACTAAGACAGGTACGAATGAGTTTACCATACGACATGGTGATTGGCAATCAAGACGGACCGGAGATGAGAATACTAATCCTGCTCCTAGTTTTGTAGGTTATACTATTAGAGACGTGGGCGGCTTTCAATCGCGCTTAGTCTTTGTTAGCGGTCCTAATTTAATTATGTCTCGTACAAACATACCGAGTGATTTTTATTCTCAGTCTGTTGTAGCAAGTACGGCTACTGATCCGATTGATATTCTTTCTACATCAGAGGACGATAATCTGTTACAGTGGATTGTACCTTTTGATAGAGACCTCGTGTTATTTGGGAATAACGCACAGTTTGTAGTGACCGGAGCAAACGTCATAACACCGGATAATGCATCTATGGTGCAGACAACTACGTTTGATAGTACACTGGCCGTTAAGCCTGTAAATACAGGCCGGACTCTACTATTTCCCTTTAGTAAAGGCGCATACAGCGGTATTAAAGAGAAGTTCTCTGTGAACTCTACGGAGGCTAATACAGCATCCACTATAACTCGGTTACAAGACAGGTATCTAAAGGGACAGGTGTCCTCTATTGTATCTTCTATAAACATGAATATAACTTTAGTAACCACAGACAGTCCAGAGCAAACAAATACGATTTTTGTTAATCAGTACATTTGGGATGGGCAATCCAAGGTTCAAGATGCTTGGCATAAATGGGAATTTCCTTTTCCTGTTAAGAACGTGTATTTTGATAACTCAGAGATTGTAATTCTTCTTGATACAGGGGCCGGGTATAGTTTATGCAAGGTGGATTTAGATTACAGTGACGATCCTATACTAGGATACGTACTGTGCCTAGACCTTAACGACAGCGTACAGGTAGACGTAGCAGCGGAGTATAACTATATCTCTTCTGCTTATCCTGACTTGACCTTAGTTCAAGGAGAGGGCTGTTATACTCCCGGAATAGAAATACTTAGTACGCGGACAGGTTCCGGGCCTTATGTATACCAGATATCTAAAGAGATTGCGCCTACAGGTGCAACTGTTTATTACGGTCTTCCATACATAGCTACAGCTAAACCTACCATGCCGTTTATACGAGACCGGAACGGCAAAGTTCAGCGTTTACATAGCCTAGTAGTTACAGATTTTGTC